CTTGCTCTTGCACCCCGTCCATGGAGGGGGAGCAGACCTGCAACCAGGACGGGATGGGATGGGGTAGCTGTGAGAATTGCCAGGTGGGCTGTGTTCTTGGAAGAGATTGCCTGGTGAACTGCCTGGTGAACTGGTGCGTTTTCGATCAGAGGGAAGGGGAGCTTTGTTCCACGGTCTCAAACGTGGACTGCATTGCAGCCTGTGGACTCCCGGCGGTCTGGCATTGTGACAACGTTGGGGCGAACAACGAGTACACGGTGGCGGCTTGTCGGTCGGTGCATCAGAATTGTGCTCTCCCCCGGTTTCACGATTGCTGGAATGAAATCCCGGTTCCGCCGAATCCTCCTTGCCCTCGAGACTAGATCATTCCTGCACCACAACGAGTAAGTAGCTCCGAACGAGATGACTCGGGAGGAGCACAATGCAGAGCAAGTTCGCCGTCTACAACTTCAGCGGAAAGCCCTTTTCGTATTTCCTGGTAGATCCTGAGGATGTGAGCAAGCAGGCTCCTGTGGTCGTACAGGCTCCTAGCCACATCATCCTCATTCTGGATGCCTCCGGGTCAATGTGGGGGGACTTCAGCTCCCTCAAGTCGACTGTGGAAAAGATCCTCACCCTGGAGGAATTTGCCAATCCCTCGATGCGAATCAGCCTTCTGAGTTTCTCCAGCAACGGGGACTGCCAGTTGCATTTTGCCCGCCAGACTGTGGCGGATGTCATGGCACCCAATAGCTCGGCATTGATGGCTATCCGGGGCATGCATGTGCGGGGTCTTACGGGCATCTCCCAGGCACTCGTGGCAGCCGAGAAGCTGGTTGATGACAAGGAGACTACTTGCATCACGTTGCACAGCGATGGCTATGCCAATGACCCCAGCCCTTACACGGAGGCACAGAACGTCACGAAGGCTGTGGATGCTCTTGCCAAGCACCCGAAGGTTTTCTGCAACACCCTGGCGTACCGTGACTACTGCGACTTCGGTTTGCTCACGGGTATCGCTAACAAGCTCTCGGGTAAGTGCCTTCAGGTGAAGGACATCCGCCAGGTGTACCAGGCACTGCATGACACCACCACGCTGCTTGCCGGTCAGATGGCACCTGAGATCGAGGCCCCGATCGGGGCCTACGACTTCATCACATTCATGTCTCGCAAGGCGAAGAAGGTGCTCGGTGGAACCGAGAGCCTGAACATCAAGGGGCTTGCTCCGGACGACGACAAGATGGTGTACCGCTACCGTAAGGTAGACCAGGCAACCTTTGAGGCTTCCACGGCTCCCCTGGATGAAAGCCTGCCCCTGATGGCTTACGCTCGGGCGCAGCTGGCGCTGGGTGCCTTGAACGCTGCCAAGTACGCCATGATCTCCACCAGGAACATTGCTTTCCGGCAGCACGCCCGTGCGCTCGTTGGAACCGAGATCGCGGAGATGGCTGCGACGCTGGAGCGGTACCTTTTCGAGAGTCTGACCACGGGTTGGTCTCGGGAGTACGGACTGGGTCAGTCGGGCCCGACCGTCCTGGATGTTCTGGAACTCCTTCGGCAGTACAAGTCTAGCATCCGGGTTCACATCCCCACGCTGGTGAAGAGCTATCAGCGGCGGGGGCTGAAGCGGATTGCCGGGGTTCGTGGTGAGGACGGCAAGGTCACCAAGCCTGCCTTCGATCTGCGGAATGCTCCTGACTACAACGGTTGGGCTGGGATCTCCGGCATTGATGTCAACCGGAACACGGCTTCGGCGAACATCCGGCTGGTTGCAGATGCCCAGCTTGTGAGATTGGCTGACAAGGAGACTATCAAGGAGGTGGCTGGGATCACGCTGGATCTCAAGAGCTACAACAACTACACCGTGATCGGGGACGGGCAGGTCAACATGAAGTCGCTGCCGATCCGCACATCGGACAAGCGGTGCTTCCAGGCATTCAAGGATCTGGGTCTGGTGGTCGGGGATTTTGAGCCCACCAATATGATCATCATGGATCTTAGCAAGCTGTCCGTGGTCGACTTCGACCAGGACTTCAGCATCCCGGCGGGTACGTTTGACAAGCTCACCCAGCTGACTGTGCTCCAGAAGATCCTCTCCGGGCTGGTCAAGGATGCTGCTCCCGCCTACACGGCGGAGCAGGTGCAGGCACTCAAGGATCATTGCCTGTCGACCTCCTTGTATTTCAATGCCCCGACCTGCAATCCGTACTCCGAGCTGAAGGATGCCGTGTCCAATGGTGAGGTGGACACCCGCATCAGCTACAAGGTCGAGATTGGTACCCCAGAGATCACCAACCTTGGGAAGCTCAAGTCGGGTAACGAGGCACTCCAGCGCCGGTTCACTTACACCGGGTCGGACGGCAAGGAGGTGGACAAGCCCACCCTGCCGCTTGCCCTCGGGCACCTCCTGTCCGGGGGCAAGTGGGGCATCAAGACGCTGTCCTCCCGGACGAAGCTGGATGCTGTGGATGCAGTCACCTATCCGATCTACGCCGAGTTCCTCGGGCTGGAGTCCAACGGCTCCTTGAAGAGCATCCTTGCCATCCTGGAGGAGATCTGCAACCCGGACAAGAGCCCCACCTTCACGGCGAATATGTCCTTGCTGGAGACCTCTATCAGGAATGTGACCCTGGGCAAGATCACCGGGGATGACGCCATCATGTGGCTGAGTACCCTGCGTGGTCTGGTGGATGAGACTCTCGACAAGGTCTACCGGGAGACCATCAGCCCGCTCGTCATGTATGTGGGGGCAACCGGGCTCATCCCGGATTGCTTCGACACCAAGGCGATGACGGCGGAGCAGCTGACTGTCAAGTACCCGACCGTGAGCCTGGCGAAGGCGGAGAAGGAGGAGGGCATGTTCTATGCGTTGCCCGGTGGGCATCTTCTGACCGTGTTCACCTCCACGGAGTACTTCAGCACGGATCGGGGGCTCGAAGCGGCAAAGGCGCTCGAAGCCTGAGTTTCAGCTCACTAACCTCCTTATCACTAACCTCCTTATAGCATCCTCTCAATCGATGACACGCTGCTCTACACTTTGGGATCTCGTGGCTACGAATCCTCCGCTGCTACAGAATCGCACGGAGGTAGAGGACGCCATTCACGCTTGCATTCCAGATGGGGACACGGATTCGGACGTAGAGCAGCATGTGCTCTACACCCCACCCAATCCTTATGTGGGTGTCCCCCAGCACGAGCTTTTTGATCGGCTGGAGACTCTGGATGACCCCGAACAAGCTAGGCTGGTGCGGCAAGCTCTGACAATGCAAAGGGCTCGTCATCAAGGGTTAATTCCTGAGAAAGAACCCTCTAAGTACACATCGAAGACTCCCGGGCAATATCAAGTAGACAAACAGGTCTCAATCCGTGCTGGGAACGGATTGAAAGGAGCCTACTGATGAAATACTTGCTTTCCCTGATCGCTTTCTGCACGATCTGCTTTGTCGGGTGCTCCGACACGGATGAAAGCATTGACTGCTGGGTACAGGATGCAAACGGTGCCTGCATCGAGTGTGTGGACATTCAGACGACGGTAGATGACAAGAACGTCTGCTTGGTTGAGCACCCAGATGACCCAGGTGCTCAGATGCAGTTAGCCTGTCAGACCCAGGCAGCTTGCCGGGCAAGCGTTACTCATACGACTACCGAGTAGGCTCCAGTTTAGGAATCCCCCCACACCACCACCAGTTAGCCACATCCAAGTCAATTTGCTCGTAGATCCACACAGGTAGTTCGGGAAGGACATCGTAGTCGAACCATTCCTCCCCCCCGTGAGTTTTTCCTCGCTCCAGTTTCCTATGCAGCAAGGGCTCCAGGTGCCCCTGTCCGGGCAAGACAAGGATTAGCCTAAGCGGGTAGGGGCAACCGGTCTGAAGCTGTAGGAGGCGCTCCTTGGGGCACCGTGAGCGCCCTACCTTGAAGGCACCCGTTTTCCCCATCTGGATCACGTACAAGTCCTGAACCATAAGGGTCATACTCCTTCAATAGCCTCTTTATAGCAACACCTGTTGCAAGGTGCATGGTTGACTTGCAGGAGAGACCCAGTTGGCTAAATCAGATGGTGAATGGGGCATTCGTTGGACTGAGTGGAAGAAAGACCAACGGGTAAACAAGGAAAAGTTTTTCAGCTCCCAGAAAGCAATGGACAAGTTCGTTGAGCAGCAGGAGAAGAAGGATAATTTCGACTCCTGGGGTGCTACTACCTATCCCAAGGAGAAGAAGGCAATGACATTGCGGGATCAGGTTGCCAAGCTTGCTTCGGAGCGCCCCGATCTTCGTAAGCATCTTATCCCCGTTTTGCGCCATACAGCCGGTGCCGAGAGTTACTGGGATGAATCGGGCTCCAGTGATACAGCTCTGGAAGCCGGACGGCAGCACGGTGAGTCCGGTAAGGGTTACGGCGGGGAAACCGTTCGTGGACCCGGTAAGTGGGAGCCTGAAGCCAAGGGTAAGTGCTTCTATGAGACCGGCGATGAGGGTGACCGCTGCTACGTGACCCAGAATGGTGGTCCCAGCGGACAGAAGAAGCCTGGGCCCTCGAACAAGCCTGGTGTCTGGAAGGACTATGAGGGTCAGCGGTGGGAGAAGGGCGCAGCTTTTTCTAATCCCATGGCATCAACTTGGTCAGGCAAAATGGCTTTGATCCTGGCTCAGTATTGTGATGGCAGCATCACAACCGCAGCGGATCTCCAGGCAGCAGCGGCGACCCTTTTGAAGGTGGTGCTGGAGATGAAGAAGGATGCCGCATCCTTTGATGACTCCACCCCCGAGCGACAGATTCAGGATCTTTGTGCTCAGTACCATCTGGATTTGCTCAAGAAGCTCAAGCCCGCACTGTAAGGAGACCCTCACATGTCATTGCGTGAGAACATCCTGAAGCTGGCTTCAGAGCATCCTGAGTTGAGGAAGCACCTCGTACCTATTTTGCGTCAGGCGGGCTCCGAGTTTACGCTGTACCAAGAGTACATGAAGCTCCGAGATGCTGCTGGGCAGAGGTGGAGAGATTCCCCAGAGGATTCTCCTGAGCACGAAGAAGCCTGGAAAGAATACTCCAGGCTTACAGGTTTCCGGATGAATCGACTTCAGGCGGAGGACACGTCCGAGAAAACCTTCTTGGCATTGGAAAACCTGTACAACAAGGAAGCTACCTCGGCGTCAAAGCTGCACTCCTGGGCAAGTCGGATCAAAGACCCCAATACAGCAGTCAGCCTGGCGTACACGGGTTGGAAGCTGGCACATGGGAAATTCAGCGCCTCCGACAACCCAGTTTTTGCCAGTAACTGGAAGTGGGCAAAAGCCAAGATCCAGACCTTCGGTGGGCTTGTTGAAGAAGCTTGCACGGCAAGGTTCTGGGAGATTCTTGGTGTGAATCCCCGGGTGAAGCCAGCACCTCCTGTGATCCAGGAGGAGAAGAAATGGGCACCCCCGGCGGTTCCCTCCAATCTAATCCCCCAGGACACTATGTCCTGGCAGATCTACGATTCACCGGGGGCAGGTAGGGTTGCTAAGGCTCTGGCTACGGCTACGGCTACAATCCTGACAATGGCTGGGAGAAACATCACTCCTGCCAATACGGATGCCAAAAACGAAGCCCTGGTGCGGAAACTTCGGGCACGGATGCAGAAGGTACTCAACACCTACGCCAAGTGGGGTGCAGCGGACGGGGAGCCTGAGACCGTCATGCTTGCAGCTCTGCGAAAGTACGTGAAGTCGTACCTCAACGAGTACAAGTTCCCGAAGACGATCAATGCGCTGGACTACTGGTCTTAGCTTTTCAGCCCCTTCGTGATCCACTGCACCCTGTCCTTGAGTCCTTCCGGCAGCTGCTCCATAGCCTTCGGGATTTCCCAGTCCACATAACGAGCCGAGAAGTGGGTCAGCAGGATGCTCTTGGGCACGGTCAGCTGATCCGCACGGGCAATGATCTCCTTCAGATGCGTGTGCCCCTTGAGCTTTGCCTCCTCAATTGAATTCTCGTCCGTGACGAAAGTGGATTCCAGGATGAGTCTCTCCGCCTGGAGGATCCAGGGCTCCTGCTCAAAGATCTCCGCCTTGGTGTCCGACGTCCACGCCAGCTCCAGGGTTTCGACTTCATCCGTGACCTGAACGCCTGACCGCTTGAGCCGCCCGATTTCCTGCCCGTCCACGCCAGCGAACTCAGCCTTGAGCTTCGACTTGGTGCGGAACAGGGCATAGCCCTGGCTTGCCACGGCTCGGTGCGGGGTGCGGAACGCCTGTGCCTGGAGACCCTTGCCCACGGGCATCCTTGCCCCAGGGGCAAGCCCGACGACCTTGCAGGGGAAAGGAGACTTGTCCAGCTTGCGCCAGGCGTCCAGCAGCCCCTGCACATCGCCCACGATTTCCGGGGGGACAATGTAGGTCGGCTCTGGCATCCTCATCAGATCCCGGAGGGAGCAGTGCCACGCCATGGATGCAATGTGATCCACATGTGGGTGTGAGATCAGCACTGTAGGGCAACGGAATGCTGCCTCCTCTGGGTACCCGAGATCCAGGACGAGCTTTTCCGCTGGGAGTACCAGGCAGGTGCTCGACCCACTGATGGAGTGCCCAATGATTTCCATGCCAGCGAGGTTCATTCATCCTCCCCCAGGGTTGAACACGGGGAAGTGCATCCCGTTGCATCGCAGCTATTGCACAGAGCAGCCCAGAGGATCTTCTTGTCCGTCAGGGCAAGCAGCTGCTTGAAGGCTGCCTGGGCTGAGGGGCAAGGGCCCACCACGGGTGGGACCTTGTCCAGGAAGTCCGCATAGCCACTGTGGCTAGCAAACCAGCCACCCGTGCGCTTCTGCGCCATGCCTACATTGGGCAGCCAAGCGCTGGTAGCGTCTACTCGGATGATATTCAAGGACATAGCTTTTCCCTGTGGACTACCGCCACGGGATCAGGTACTCCCCCCGCAGTCATTCTAAGCCCCCGGAGTAGAAGATCCCGAGGAGGATCTATGACGGACTGGACTAAGCAGACGTTCTGGTTTGAGGATGAGTCCTCGCATAGAAAAATGGCAGTCGTGATGGAGATCGAGGCTCTAGAGATTCTGGATACGGGAAATGGGCTCACTTCGGCGAACGAGTATGCTCCTTGTAAGGAGTGCCCTCACCTCATCCCTTGTATGAACAGCATCTGGAGTGAAGGTGCCCGCACCTGCAACCCTTCAGGGACTTGTGTGACCTTGGTGCACACTTGCACTGATTGTGGGTGCAGGGTGTTTTCCAGCCCCAGTAGCTCCAAGGAAGTCCCCTTCGAGTGTCCTCGCTGGGAGTCCAAAAAGAAGCGCACCGAGAGTTGCAGAGCTTGTCAGGAGGTTCAGGATCTTCGGTCGGGACTTTTCCTGAGCACCCCCGATAAGGCAGTCGCCTTACAGCGTACGAACTCCTTGGTGGGAGTGCTGGCGGGTGACGTTCGGCAGCGTCTCCCGGATGCCTGGGAGCACCTCCCGAAGGATCGGGAGAATCAGATTCTGATGGATTGGAGATCTTTGCTCTATCGTGCTCAAGCACAGGAGATGACGCCCATTGGTGTTACTCAGGTTTTTCTTGCCAATTTCAGCAGGATTCCCGAGCTGGTTGATGCCTGGGTAGAATGCTCCATACCCGAGCGAAAGTTTGCTCTGCGGGTATGGGAGGGTCTCGTGCGTAGATCACAGGCAGGTGGCTGACAGTCTCTGGTGGGTATATGTCGTACAATCCTTGGAGAAACGACCCGGTAACAAGCCCGGGTTCTTTTACGTGGGTTGCACGACCGATCCGTGTCGCCGCATTCGCCAGCACAACGGGGAGATCCAGGGTGGGGGCAAGTACACTGCCAAGCACCGTCCCTGGGTGCCCCGAGCCCTCTACGGGCCGTACGTGGGGCAGACCGAGGCTATGAAGGCGGAGTACGCCTTGAAGCATGGCAAGCGAGGGACGGGGCGTATCGCCTGGACGGTCACAGATTCCAAGTGGTGTCGGGGGTTGGGACCTGCCCACCCTTGGGTTGCATCCGGTGGTGTGAGATTGGGTCTTGACTAGTTCGTTTCTTCGAGCTAAAAACCCACCTATGAAACCTAATTGGTCCCTGATCGGGGAAAGATTCGGACGTCTTGTGGTGGTAGAGGAGTTGCTTTCTCGTAGCCCATCACCATCTGAGAAACTTCGAAGATTCTGGTTGTGTCAATGTGATTGTGGTGGTCAAAAAGAAACCTACACAACTGCGTTGCAGCGGGAGCCGGGAGGAGTTCGTAGTTGTGGGTGCATCAAACGGGAACAGAACCAAAAAAATGCCTTGCTGGTGCGGAAAGGTAGGGCGTCCCCTCTGTATAAGGGTGAAGGGACCCTTCTTAATTCTCTCCTTGATGTTTATCGGAAACGGGCACTTCGTAAGGGGAAATCTTTTTCTCTGACCCTTAGTCGTTTTGAGCAGTTGGTTAAATTGCCTTGTACCTATTGTGGGGTGCCTCCCTACAACAAACGTGTGAACCATACCGTGAGTGAGGATTCCCTATTCTATAATGGTTTGGATCGGGTGGACTCAGAAAAAGGTTATGAAGAAGGCAACGTGGTGCCATGTTGCCCGATTTGTAACAGAGCAAAAGCGGATCTCACATTGGAGGCTTTTAGAGAGTGGGTTGTTAGGCTGTCAGGTTGGGTGAAAGATCCTACAGTGAAACCCAGCCTGTAAGAACTCCGAAGGGGCAGCCTGGTTTCCCCTGCCGCCCCTTCCCCTCCTTTTTCTTCGCCACCCGGGTTGGTGGGATTTCCCGGTGGCTGCGTCCCTTTGTTGGGCTCCCCCGAGCATCCAGGGCTAACTGCTCGGCTTCATTGCCCTTTGTGATGACAGTACTCCGGGCTGATCCGGTCTAAGCCTCGATCTCTACAATGTCGTCAACAACGTTGTAGTTCTCGAAGATGGTGTCTCGGAGGGCATAGACCCACATCTCAAGCTCGTCGTTGTCCATGCTGTCCAGGCGATCCACTCCATCCTGAAGCAGTAGCAGGGCAGTGGATCGCTTCATCTGGCAGGCATCCCCCAGCCCGTTCTCCCGCAGGGTGCTGTAGACCTGATCCGCCATCACCTTGAACGTGACCTCACTCTCGGGAGTGATGAAGTTGATGATTGGGGTCAGCTTTGCCTGACTGAAGCCCCGGAAATTGGACAAGCCCTCACGGATGCGCTGGAGGGCATCCGATCGGTGTAGGGTGACGGTGTGCTCGATGCCCATCAGTCGTCCTCTCCTTTCTCGGTGGTGTCGACGTCGTTCTCTTCACACCAGTCGGTGGCAGCAGCCAGCCCGACGTCGTTGGCTTCCTGCTCGGTGTCATAGGAGCCATCGTTGGTCAGGATGTCCTCCGTGAAGTGCCCCGACTCGCTGTCCACCATTGCGGTCACGAAGTATTTCCCGCAGTACTCCTGCGTCTGGTAGTACACTCCGTCCCGCCCGTTTCCGACGTACTCTGCCTCGTCCGTGTCGAACTCGTTGTCGGGAACCATCCCGTAGAGCGCCCACTCCCCCCCGATGCAGGACACGTACCCATCCCCCTCACAGTGGGGACAGAGGGGGTAAGGCTTGTCCATCGTGTTGCCCGTGTACTCCCAGGCAACTTCCTTGTCCCGCCAGTTCTCCCCCAGCTTGTCGAAGGGCACCTCGATACCAGCGTCGACCAGCTTGAGGATTTCCTGAACGGTGAGGGCTGCTTTCGTGTCCTTGGAGGGCACCAGCTTGCCGTGGCACTGGCAGTCGTGCTCGGTCTCGTTCAATGAGCCCTGGGTGAGCAGCACGTAGGTGCTGTCCCCGTCCACGTATCGGGTGGGCCACTCCGTGGCTGCGAAGTGACCTGTGTTGGGGGCGAAGGCGTACAGTGGGCACAGCACGTCGTCGTAGTCGAACTCCCCATCCTTGACCCAGGGCATCGTGTCAGGATCCGGGTCATCCCAGACGACCACCCCCAGCTCATCCAGAGCCTCGGGCGGAGCCTCGAAGGAGTAGCCGCCGCCCTCCAAGCCGTGGGCGAAGTTCAGCTCCGTGAGGTTGATCCCGTCATCCCCCAGGAGGATCTCGACGGTCTCCCCCTGGGCACGGGCGAAGTTCATGACCCCAGACTCATGCTTCCCGACCCCACCGAAGCAGTCTTCGAACTGCGCCATGGTGCCGTAGAAGAGCGACCCATCCTTGCCGATCTTGTAGTACTTCTCCCTCACGGCTTGTCCTCCTTCTCCATGTCGGTCTTGTAGGCGAAGAACTCCCGGTGGCCGGGATCTTCCGCCACCCAGCGCTTCCCCCACTCGATCGCCTCGTCCCGGGTGACCTTCCGACCTGCCATCCGGGATCCCCAGAGGATGCCGAACCCGTTCAGCCCGGAGGCATAGCGGATCGACCAGCCGTAGATGGTTTCCACCAGCTGGATGCTGCACCTGCCCCGACCGTGCTGGTTGATCTGCACGTTGGGGAGGCTCTCCCCAGCCTTGACCCGACGCTGGGTTTCCTCGTCCCACTTGTCCGAGTTCCCAGCCAGCAGCACGAAATGCTCGGTGTTCAGCATCTTAGGTTCCTCCTAGGATAACTACTCCGGGGTACTGCGGGCTAAGCCTGCTCAGCGATAGGTCGCCTATATTCAGGAGTGCTTGGGTTTGGAGGCACCTGGATGAAGAAGGCATCTGTTCCCCGAGTTTTTGAGTACGTAGATGCTGATGGGAACACCTACTGGTCTTTTACCCGGTTGCCCGCCACAGTATCTCCTCCCAAGCAACTGGTGCTGCAGGACAAATTAGGGTCGATCTTGCCGAATTTCCTGGTCAGGCTTCGTCGGACAGGCTGGGCAATGATGCAAGGACTTGATGCGAATGAGGAGGATCTTGGGTAAGGTGCTGCATTGGTTCGTATACTGGAGGTTCAGATGAGTGAAGATACCACGCAGCCCGTTGCCCCTGAGAGCATTCCTGAAGTTGCTGGGGAGCCCCCTGCGGATCCCACTCTGCTCGGCAAGATGGAACCGCAGGAGCAGGCTCAGCTGGGATTCTTGAGGCAGCGCACGGAACAGATCACGATGGAGATCGGGCAGCTGGAGGTTCGCAAAGCCCGGATGCTCGGCGCTTTGGATGCAACGGAACAGCAGGCACAGCAGGTTCTGGCTGGTGTGGCGAAGCGGTTGGGGATTGCCGAAGGCACCCCGTGCCGGATTGCACCAGATGGAACCATCAGGACCACGCCGGAGACTCCTCCCAAGGCGTGATCTGGGAGATGGCAAGTGACCCAGGGATGGTCTCCCGGTGCAGGGGATCAACCTCTGCCACCTATGAATGGGCAGGTAATCTCCCCTTTCACTCAAGGTGTGCTGGACATCCGCTGGGATGACCCCTCTATCCTGGCTGGGAACGCAGCCTACCATGTCGTTGGTGTCAACGTCTATCGTTCAGATGTCTCCGACAGAGGCCCTTTCTTTAGGATCAATTCAGCACCAGTAGGTGGGGGTTTCTATCGGGATCGCACGGACAATGTTCTTGTTCAGGAGGTCATTTCCTGGGATCGTTGGATGTTCCAGGCAAATGCCCCAAACAGCCGGATGTGGATGTTCCGCACTCAGCAGCCCATCAACAAGCAACGATCCATTGCTCCCTTTCAGAAGCCCACTCCTGGAAACTCACCCTCTGATGTGACCTTGACCATTGATGGGGTTGAGGTTCCGGTTCATAGCATTTTTGGGCCTACCGGAGATGTGGTACTGATCAACCAGCCAACCTTTGATCAGGTCACGGAACAGAATGTCCCGGCAGTCCTGCCAACGGTGGATTCTGCTGTTGTGATCCAGTACTACACGAATCGTAACTTCATTCGTTCCGGGTTGGGGGCTTTCACCACATACCGACTCACCACAGTGGCTCTAGATGCCACCACTCCCAGTGGTTATGTCGAGACGGATCTTTCTTACTGCCAGCCCATCACAACCGTTGCTGTCGAGTCTATGGATTACATCTGGCGGGAAGCCGTCAGGAGAAACTCCTGGATCTTGCAGCAGGGTGGGGAACGGGTAAAGATCTTCATTCGTCGCCAGGCAGGAGTTCCCTGTACGTGTCGTCTTGACCCTCGAACTCGAGCCTTTGCTCGACAGGCATCCCAACGTTGCCCTATCTGCTACGGGGCGGGCTACGTTGGCGGATACGAGGGGCCCTATGATACGATCATTGCCCCGGATGATGCAGAGCGTCGGATCTCACAAGGACCCACAGGACGACGTACGGAACACACCTATGAGGTGTGGACTGGGCCAACACCGGTGCTGACTCAAAGGGACTTCATCGTCAAGCAGACCAATGAGCGTTACTCGGTGGGGCCCGTGCGACGACCCACAAATCGAGGAAATCTGCTACAGCAACATTTCAACATCGCTTTCTTTGATGAAGGCGACATCAGATACCAAGTGCCTATTGATGGGGTGGCAGACTACCCCTGGCCCGAAACACGCTACAGCATCCGCCCGATCCCGGGCACCCCGATTGATGGAGCCATTCCTGATCAGGGGGCTTTGTACCCGGTGGGACCAGATGCTCAGATCCCACAAGAAACGAACAGGACTGATGTGCCAGCAGCGAAACAGCCACGTGGGCGAACACCCGCTTGGGAAAACCAGAACTGGTGACATATGGCTGGGAAGGTTGGAGGAGCTTATGGGGGACCTTTTGCAAAATTGATCCCCGCTGCGAACTCTCCACAGCTGCTGGCAAAATTAGGGAACGCTATCATTCAAGCCCTCAGTCGTGAGTCCAAGGTCTATTTTGCCAAGCGCAAGTGGTCTGGGCTAGATCCTATGGGTGGCCCACCTATCTGGGAGTCCTTTACCTTTCGCATCCGAGGCAAGAGCACAGTGGAGGTTCTCTCCTCCTTTTATGGGATGGCTGAGTTAGCTAGTGGGGACATCCCAGGGCGTAAGATGACCTGGCTTACTCAGGAAGCCAAGGACAAGCATCCTGAGAATTATGAACTGACGGAGACTGAGAAGAAGCGGGGGGTCAAGAAAACCTGGAGACTGTCTCGGAAGGCTCTCGGTAAAGATGAGCCACCACAGTCCAAACCGACAGAATCCCCAAAGAAATTGACCACAGGTGAGTTCGGGAAGCCAAAGAAAAAGCTCAAGAGGAACCGACTGCCCTTAGTGGTGCCTGTGAAAGAAGTGGGCGGGAACGTGGTTCTCCGCATGGCTCCACTCAAGATGTCAAATGCTTGGGTTCATCCTGGTATTGCTAAGTTCACTTTTTTCGAGGTGGCGATTCGGAAAGCACGCCAGGAGTGCATCCAGATCCTGAAGGACGAACTCATCAAAGCGGCACAAGGGGCAAAACGATGAAAGAAGCTCAGATCACGTGCATTTGCCAGTCCATTCGAGTGCAAGACCTTGGATTGGTTTTGTACTCTGGGCAGCAGGAATGGCTAGATGCAATTGTCGCTGGGGGTTCCAAGGATCTGGCGCAAGCTGTTCGTGCTGGAGGGGTGAAAGTCCGGTATGTCGAGCGGGCTCAGGTGCGTCGTCCCCCCGCTGCATCAATGCTTCACCACCCCCCTACGCCACCAGTCAGGGAAGAAGACTGGTTGGCATCTTTTCAGGCATCCGAAAAGAAACTGCCCGGTATGATCAAGGTGCAGGAAACGAAGTCTGTGGAGAAGCCTCATGTTGAAGTGGTTGCAGTCATTGTTGAGTCAAGTACGCCAACGAGTGATGCCAGTCCCAGTTCCCCCAGTCCCGACTCCACCCCCGCCAGTCGTCGTCCCCCCAAGAAGGCACGCAAAAACTGAATCCAGTTACTGCCGACGCTATGGCTATGACGAGAATTCCGTCATGGCATGGGTGGATCCTGAATACAACATTGAGTACTGGCAGAAAATCATTGGGGGATCTGCTTTTCAGCGGCGTGAGGTAGCCAACCCAAGTCTGCTCCTCAAGGAGATCTGGGATGCTCGACAGGCTGGCAAGCACGTCCACCCACGGGATGACGGTCGGAATTGGGGCTTCCAGGACAAGTATCTGGGCTTCATCATCGGGGAAGAATGGGTCTTGTGCCTGGTCACGGGTGACCGGGGACATTACAAGATTGACCCTGATGTGGCATCCTTGTTTGGGTTGACCCCGGAAGAAGCAAAAGTTGCTTTGCATGACTATAAGCTGCGTCAGTGGCTAGCCGGTTGGTTTCCAAAGATCCAGCCTAGCAAAGAGGAGCACCAAAATTGATGCTGGTCGAAGACTTTGTAAAGAATGTTGGCAAAATCCCCATCCGGGAAGTTCTTCAGGTTTCCGAGGGCACGATCCTGGTGATCAGTATTCTGGATGCCAACGAGGCTGACATTGCTGAGATCAATGAGGGGTTGAACCGGATGCTGCCCGCTGGGGTGCAAGCTCTGGTCACCAACTATGATCTTGATGTGTCAGTTTTGGATCAGGAAGAAGCGGAGGAGCTGATCGGGCAGCTTCAGGCAGTCCTTGAGGACGCCGGAGAAGACGAGGACTACTGAGATGTACTTCCGGTTGACAGGTGCAATCAAGGATCGGTTTATCTGGGAACTCCAGCAATACTGGAGAACGCATCCCAGGTATAGGGACGATCTTCCTGCCAACATTCAGGGAAAGTACTCCACAGAGAACGAGCGCCCGCAGTATGGCATCATCGTCAAAACAGGTTCGGGTACCAAGGTAGATCTGTCTGCGGACAACTATATTGGGATCGTCAACAGCTATGTCTACAAAGCTCAGGTAGCAAATTACCCTGGCGTCGCCATTGAGTGGGTCAGAGAGGACTCCATTGCCATCCAGAACAATGGCGGGCGCTTCCCATCCCCAGCTGGGGTTTACTACATTGAGCTAACGGAAGACGATACCTTTTACGTAGACCCGCTGATTGACGTGTACCACGAACCTGTGACGATGGAGGACTCCTCCACAGGACGGTTGCTTAACCCAGCCCAGCCGGGATCTCTCCGCCTTTTTGAGATGCCCGCTGGGTTTCTGCTTTTCGAGGGTGTCAACTACACCCTCGATCCAGATGGCACTATCCATTTGGTTCAGTCCTTGACCAACGGGCGGGTGCTTTCAGCCGACTATCGCTATCCGGAAGCATCCCGGGGACCTTACACTTTCACCCCACCCTGCGGGATCAACACGGTCATCCCCGGTTGTGTCATGGCTTTCGGGCGTCGTAATGGGAAAGGTGACCGGATGGCGATTGTGGTGCAGGACATTCGTCGTCCTGCAGCATTGGAGTACGGCGGCAAGTGGGAGTTGACCGTCGACTTTGAGGTGATCACTCGTGACGTGGAGTCCCAGCAGGAGATCGCTGACTACTCCGTGGTCTACCTGTGGGGTATCCTGCGACCCTACCTATCCACGGATGGGATTGAGATGACGGACATCAGTCTGGGTGGGGAGTCCGAGGAAATCTACGATGAGAACGGGGACGATTACTTTTTCAACTCGTCTTTCTCGGTGACAGTGCAGACGGATTGGTCGCTGCATGTTCCGCTCAATGTTTTCCTGCGTCAGGCTTCGCCTTTGACAGTTGCTCAAGCCCGAGCGGCAGCGGGACTCTCGGACGATGATATCGGGGCTGTGCAGAATAACATCAGGATGCTGGAAAGTCTAGGGCTGGAGATGATTCAAGACCCATTCTTTGCCGGGCGAACCAGTACCTTTGAAACCATCCGGTGATCAACGAGTATCCCGTCTGGCGAGACTCCAATTTCCCGGAGCGGGAGGATACTGAGGAACCGCAGTGGGGCGGCGGGATGGAGGAGCATCCCCGGAGTCTCACCATTGGCGACTTGCTGCGAGCTGCGCGGGATGCCGGACGACAAGGTCACATCATCCTCTCGAAGGATGATGTGAAGAAACGAACCTTGGGATTCCTCGATGTGGATGCCGGAGTCCGCTACTGGGTTGCGCTGACGACTGTGATCGGTCGGGAGTGCAGCCGACCCGGTGAGCCTGAAAGCTGGGTGGACACCCTGCGGAGCATTGGGACTCGGGGTGATTGGCAGCGAGGGGGCTACTCGGATCTGATCCGCACCCCCGTGGGTCGGCAGGAACTGGCTCGGAGGCTGTCTGGACGGAGTGTCAATTGAGCAACCACCTGGGAGAATCTCGGCATCACAAAAAAAGGAGATGCTTCCGATGATCAGAACCCCGGGTGGGCGGAAACGTTTGGCTGAGATGCTTTCAGGGTCGAAAAGCACCACCCGACTTCTCCACGGTATGATCCAGTTGTTGGACTCATACGCCTGCTGAGGTGCTCTATGTCGGATGAAGGTCAAAGTGGGGTGCAGTGTCCTGAGATGGAAGAGGATCAAGAAGCTGAGGTGCTGGCTCCTGTCAGGAGCTTGAATCCTGCCAAGCAGACGATCAAGGTCAAGGATGGTCAGACTCCGGGGAAACGTGACTTGTCTCTGAATGAGACACTGCGTCAGATTTGGGAAGACCGGCAGCAGAATGTGGACGTGCGCTACCTTCATGACCCTATCCGTGGAGACTACGTGTTTCTCCTGGCAGAGGGTTGGGTGTCGCTTACAGGTAATGAGTTGATGCTGCTGGAGGAGTTTGGGGATTATTCGGCTCACCCTATCCTTGACCCTGACGTGACTGCACTCTTCAATCTGACCGTGGACGACATGTGGGATATGCTTAGCAGCCATGAGGGGCGCAACTGGATTGCATCTTACCTTGAGGAGACCTGCTAATGACCGAGATTAAGTGCTCCTCCGTAGCACAGTGGATTCTGCAAGCCCGGAATGCAGGGCGTAAAGGGCAGCTGTTGCTTTCAGAGGACGATCCCTGTCTCCGTCTGCTGGGCTTTCTGAACGTGGATACGGATGAGCATTATGTGGTTGGGCTCACTGCAGTGAAGGATCGTGCTCAGTGGGGTACAGGTCTGCCACCAGGAGAGTCTTGGGAGTCCATTCAGATGAGTGTAGACATCCCAGAACGGACTTTGAGTGATCTAATCAGGACACCGCCGGGACGTGCCCTGCTTGCTCTCCGGTTGTCAGGTCGAGTGCTTCGGGACAAAGAGGTGGCTGAATTCGTCAGCGAACGGCTGAAGGCGGAGAGATAACCGTGCCCACGTACAAATTTCAGTGCCAGTGTGGGTTGCGCTTTGAGGGCACAGCCCCAATGAAGGATCACCAGAAGCCTAAGAAGTGCCCCGACTGTGGCGCTGAGGCACAGCGGGTCGTACCCGAAGATGTGGCTGGGGTGTTCAACCAGGAGGTTACGGGCCCTGTGCCTCAGAACACAGGGCTCTCACAGTATGATGCCCACGTGGATCGGGTCATCGGCAAGTCCGCGGATCAAGGGCGCAAGGTGATTGCCAGGCGGAAGAAGGAAAAGGAGCAGCTCCTGGATGGTGTCCCGGGAGTTGCCCCTGATGATCTTTCCCGCAATCCAGATGGAACCTATCGAGTGATGACGCCAGAAGAGCGTGGCGTTCACGAGCGGGCGAATACCATCAACAGCCTGGCAATGAAGACTCTCAAGAAAACCAAGAAGTCTCAGCCCACCCCGTAAAGCCTCCTCCGCTATTCGGCGCAATAGCTGCCTTATACGAGCCCCCTGAACAGAGGAGGGAATCCTCCATCTGGGACACCCTGTGGTTTCAGATAGGCAAGACTGACAAACATATGTGGTTTCTTGGCTGATTTCCCCTTGGTGAAAGCCAAGTGGTTGAACGGACTGACAGCGGGTTGCATTAACACCTTACCCTTTTTAGGGGTGGGTCCTGCTGAGAGGTGATCGATGGCTTTCCCAGGCAACAATTATGCCCCTCCTGGCGTTTTCACTGACACCAAGTTCGAAAACCCACTGGCTGGGACACTGGAAGCCCTCAAGATTCCCGTCATTATCGGTGAGGGGAATGAGATTCTGTATCAGCAGGATCTTGAGATCGTTCGTGGATCCTCCGCCAGCGTGGATCAGCGGGTGGTTGGTGAGGATGAAACCGGTCGAGCCGTTGTCAGCATCTCCAACACCGGTGTTGTGACCCGCGGGGATTTCAACGGAGTGCTGGATCGGTTCCAGGTTCGTAACTTCCCCATCGTTTCTGGGGACGGCACGGGCACGACCACCAACAACCGCACGGACGTGCTGGTCACGATCAACAACGTGCCCGTAGTGGTTCGTTCTTTGATCGGTGCTACGGGCTTGGTGCAGCTAGCAACGGTGCCCACGGCGACCGACGTCGTTCGTTGCACCTACTATTTTGATCGCACGGACACCCTGATCACGGACGATGTTTCCGCCCAGGTGCCTGGCATTTCTGCTCAGGTGCGTGCCATGGCGGGGATTGGGGACTCGGATGCCCCCAATCCTACAGTGCCCCCAACCACCCTGGATCTGCATGGGGACATCCTCAATTCCGGTGGGGCAGTGGTGGTACCTGCGAACAACGTCCTGTCCCTCGTCGTGGACGGGGTGGCTCGCACACTGACGATTCCGCCCCGCACCAACTACACGATGCTGCAGGTGGCAAGTGCCATCGTTGCCCTGCGGGCAGGCACTCTGAGTGCTTCGACCTTTGTGAACCAGTATGGTCAGTCTGCTCTGTTGCTTACAGCGGATTGCAGTCTGGTGATCAACAACGGAAGCGCCAATGCACCGCTCGGGTTGCTCACTGGGCAAGCTGACAACCGGGTGACCACCTTCTATACGTTCCAGGGCCCGATCGTGGATGGCACCAACGGTGGTGTGACCACGACTGACCCGGCTGATGTGACCGTGAAGGTGGACGGGCATCAAGTCATCCCAACTGCTGTGGATGGCGCAAACCGGGCAGTGACCCTGGCAGTAGCCCCCAAGGCTGGGGCTCGGGTGAGCGTTCAGTACTACTTCAACACCTGGCAGGATACCTTTGATTACCTGGCGGACATCAACGTGACTCAGGTTTTGAGCTGCGGGGATGTGCCAGGCGGCACTGGCTACGTGCAGGGCGTGGATTTCGTCCTCCAGAATGACCGTATCGTTTGGGGAACCGCAGCCATCGTGACGGCTGGGGTGAACACAACTGGTACCACGATCTTCCAGGATCAGCTCACCACAACGCTGGTGGATGACCGCACCTTCCTTTCGGAGTGCACTCCGATCGTGCAGTCCAGCGGTGGGATTGCTGTTTCCAGCACCACCCAGTTCTTGCTGCCTTTCCAGCCCACGCTGGGCAACGGGCGGGACACCCCGCTCGGGCAGAGCCTGTTCCAGACCATTGCCAATGACCGCATTGACGTGGCTGTGAACCGTCCGGATGTGATCTGGGCTTACTGGGGCTTCGGCATCCAGGATGCGCTGGATCGTGGTCGGGTGGAGGTTCTCACGGTTGATGGTTTGACCATCACCCTGAAAGACCCGGCGATGGTTGGCGCCACTGTGTACGCCACCTTCTACCACAACCGGCTCACGGATAGCACCTACACCCTGTCCTGTGTGATTCCTGGCATCTCGGGGGTGGGTACCTACACAATTCAGGACACGGATGAGAATGATGTCATCGGGGTGTCTTTCAACACTGGCACTAAGAGCGCCGGGCTGGCAGGCATCCCCATCGAGTTCCCCTCGGGTTCCGAGCTGAAGTCAGATGCTCACTTTGAATCCGTGGATGCTTCGACCTTTGTCGGGCCTGTAGAGGAGATCGTGACGGTGCAGTTTGCTGTCCGTCAGGCAACTCCTGCCAAGTACACGGCAACGGGTGCCGGTCCTTACGATTTCATCGCTGGGGCTTCGGATCACCTCCGGGTGCGTCTGCACTCGGTCGAGGTGGTCACGGCGGCTGGGCTCAACCTGGCATCCCCCTCGCTGGTGGTCACGCACACGGGTGGATACTTCGCATCTTTGGTGAGTGACGAGATCGTTTACACTGGCGGTACGGGATCGACGGTCGGTGAGAACTATGAGGTCGCAGCCTCGGAAGAGTTCACCCTTGGCATCGACAATGTCGATGTGAACGTCAAGACCGGGATTGGCACGGCGAAAGACATCGACTTCTTCCGTGACGCCATCAACGAGGCAGCCGGTGGCTCCCAGGGTCTGTCCCTGGGAGGTGGCGCTGCCACCGGAACGACCTTCAAGCTGGCAGCAGCCATGCCCGGTTACGCCGTGGATGACTACTACGTCGGCTGGAAGGTTGTGCTGGGCAACGGGGCAACCCAGGGTACGGCTGGTGAGTCACGGGAGATCACGGCGTACAATGGTACGACCAACCTGGCAACCATTGCCTCCAGTTACACCCTGATTGGGTTTGCCCAGCAGACGATCAACCTGGCAGGTGTGGTTGGTGGCGATACCGTGACGATCGGTGCCGACACCTACACCTGTGTGGATCCTGGTCCTGCTGCGGCTTACGAATTCATCAAAGGTGGTACGGACATCCTTTCCGCCGTCGCTTTGGCTGGTGCCATCGCTTTGCAAGTCCACCCCACCTATGCGGCTGCAGCCGTAGGCGGGCAGCCGCAGGTGACGGTCACGGCAACGGCAGCTGGGCTGGCTGGTGAAGCGGTGACGCTGGCAACGGCAGTTCCAGCACACTACACCTTCACGGATCAGGAAGGGGTGCTGCACGCCACGCCGACGACTTTGCTGTTCAGCTACATCACGGATCCATTTTACGTCTACAACCCGGCAGCTCGGGCAGCGCTGGCAGGGGCTACCAAGTTCGACGGGCCCTTCACCGTTACGGCTGGGGCATTGCTTGACCGCTTGAACTTCGTCTACCAGGGTTCGGTCACTGGTGCCACAGCTACCTTGGTGGCATCCCTGGTGGGGGCACCGACGACTTATGCCACAGCAGCGGCTCTGGCAACCGAAGTGCAGACCCGCATCGCAACAGCGGTGGCAGGTGCAGGGGCAGCCTTCGCAGGGCTGGTGATTGAATGTGCCGCCAATGCTGATGGACAGCTTGAATTCCGGCTCCAGCTGCCAGGGCTGGATAACGCCGGGTTCCTCCAGTTCATTGTGGATGGCACCCCAGCACGAGACTTTGCCATTGCGGCAGGGATCGACACGGGTTCTGCAGTCGGGCGCGGGCAGGCAGCGCTGGTTCAAGGTCTGGTGGCACGCACTTACAAGTGCCCCACTCCTTCGGCTGGTGGTGCCAAGCAGCTCAATGACCGGCTGATCCTGCGGAACCGAGTCCTTCCTGGTGGTGGCGGCAGCATGGCAGCAGACTTTGTGACCAGCCTCACGGCGCTGGAAGTGAAGTCTGACAACGATAAAGCTGGTTTGGTGGCGGGGCAGTACGGCTTGGCAGGTTCTGCTGCGGTCGTTCACCCGGCATCGATGGTAGGGAACATCGGGTACGCCGGTGGACAGGCTGCAGCCGGCGGCGGTGAGCCTGTAGTCCTTTTCTATGATGGGACTGCTCTCCAGGCAGAGAATGACACTTTCAACTTTGATCTGGATGGCTATCCGGTCAATGTGACTTTCACTAGCACCCCGGCTGGAACGGCTACCTCGATTGGCCCAGTCACGGATGTGGCTTCTGTGATGGGTCAGATCATTGCCACGATGGCTGCAGTGCCCGGGGCTCCTTGGGGCAACGCTGCTGCAATCATCAACGCCAATTTGATTCGGCGTGAAGGGGCAGCCTTCCGGATCACCAGTGCTGTTTCGGACACCACCTCGCATGTGGTGATTGGAGCAGGGCTGGCTAACGCCGTCCTCGGGTTCCAGGACGGACAGACGGCACTGCGGGTTACCGTGCCGACCCGAAACCTCGTGTCGGCGCTCATGGCGCATCGGCATGCGACCTTTGCAACATGGCTGCTGGCTCCGGCGACTGAGGCAGCGACCTCGTTCACAACCTACGGGTTTGCAACGGTGGAGCCTGATGCCACTGGGGCTGAGTTCCTGTACATCCAGGATGCACCCCGAGCGGTAGCAAACCTGGGTGCAGCCTCCAACGTGACGATGAAGAACACCACGGGTGGTGTTTCGGATGCGTTGCGTTATGGTACAGGGCTGACCGCAGTGGACGGGGACGGTGCGGTGGGTGAGGCAGCCCTGAGTGGCTACTTCGTCATCTCCAACGTGCCTACAGGGTCGGGAACTGCGAATACCTCGGTGCTCAACAACGGGGTTGGACAGGATGGTATCGTCGGTCAGACCTACCGGGATGAAGTTACCGGGCTGACCTTCACAATCCTGCCCCGCAACTGGTCTACCAATCAGACTGGGCCCTGGCTGGCTTATCCGACAGGTGGGACTTTCCGGTTCAACGTGAGCAAGACGTTCCTCACGAACGCCAACCTGCCGATCCTTGCCGTCAATGGGGTTGAGCTGGTTGTGTCCAACACAGCCGGGGTGGGTGTGGGGGATACGGCGATCGTTACCACCTACGCCCGGAGTGGCAGTGAGCCAAAGGTGGGGGATCTCTACTACACCACCTACGCTTACACGAAGGTGGACTTCACCACCACTTTCTACACCAAGATGCAGGCAGTGGAGCGGGACTTCGGGCCCGCCACCCCGGACAATCCTGTATCTCTGGCGACCTACCTGGCTATGTTGAACGGGGCTGTGCTGGTAGGGATCAAGCAGGTTCAAAAGGAGGCGAACTCCTCCCAGGCAAGTCTGACCTCCTACCGGAATGCAATCTCGGAGATGGAGGGTGTGCTGCCGGGCTTCATTTCCCCGGACATGGTACTGCTGATGCGGGGTGACTCGACGGAACTCTTCCAGGTGCTCAAGAAGAGCAACGAGAAGATGTCCTCGATCCGGTACAAGTCTGAGCGCACCTCGATCATCGGGATGGCGGCTGGGTCACTGCCCCGGGATGCTCAGAACCTGGCGCAGAACCTGTTCAGCCCCCGGATGCGGTTGGTGTACCCGGACATGGCACTGATCGATATCCAGGACAACCTGGGGAACTCGAAGCAGTACCTGATCGATGGGTGCTACCTCGCCACGATGCTGGCTGGCTCGGTGGTTTCCTCCAACGTGGACGTTGCCACCCCGTGGACGGGTCGACGCCTGGTTGGTACTTCCGGGCTGGCACGGCAGCTGGACGCGGTCGAGCAGAACCAGATTGCCGTCAAGGGTGTGACGATCCTGGAGGATCGCCCGCCCTACCTCAGGGTGCGGCATGGTCTGACGACTGACATGACCAACATCCTGACCAAGACCCCGACGATCGTGCAGATTGCTGATGAGGTTCAGCGGCAGGCACGGTCGGTGCTGGAGCAGTTTGTCGGGATCAAGTTCCTGCCAGGCGTGCTCAGCCAGATTGAGGGTCGCCTCAGCATGATGCTGAAGGCAATGGTGGCAGCCCAGATCATCACGGCTTACACCGGGGTCAAGGCGAACCCCTCGGCTGATGACCCCACGGTCGCTGAGGTTGAGGCTTTCTACAGCCCGGTATTCCCGCTCCTCTACTTGGTGGTCACTTTCCACCTTCGGTCTTCGATCTAATTTTGATCGCTAGGCAGGGCTGGGGTACAGCCCTGCCTAGCGATTAACCCGCCATACTTTCCCCCGCATCCGAGTAACAACTTCAGGCAACAACGCTTGAGGTGCTACAATGTCGGATGGTAAGACTCGAATCGATGGCTGGGTGTTTCAGATCCTTGCAGCCCTGATGGAGGCGCAGCAGAACGGATCTCCTCTTCTGGACAAACCCACCTCGGGTGAAGTCCGCACGAAGCTGATCCAGCACACCAATACGAAGCCTCTTCATTTCATCGAGTCTGGATTGGAGCGCTTGCTCGATTGTGAGCTGGCTTTCAAGGTGCTCGGGTCTGCTACCCCGACGTACACGGTGACGGAACGGGGCGAAACCATTGCCAAGAGTTTGCTCAAGCTCCCCCACGTTTGGGGAACCGACTTCAGGGAGGGCTACTACACGAGGGATGTCATTCAGGCTGTTCTTGATGCCCACAAAGATTGGCTCACGGTTTCGGAGTTGGTGTCCCGGACGGGGATCTCGGAAAGCCAGATCCGTAAGACTTGCCGGGAGTTGCTTGTCCTAAACAAGGTCGAGCGTGGCTCGGCTCCCAAGGGAGTCGGTGGGCGTCTCATCGATCAGTTCAGGGCACCAGGGATCATGGCTGGTGTCTCTTTCCAGATGACTCCCACTTCGAGCACTCCTCCGGTGGTGGCTCCTATTACTCAGGACTGGCATCAGGATTCCGAGGTTGATGATGTCGTGGCAGCGGTGGTAGCCAAGGTCACGGAGAAGGAAACCCCCAAGGTGGAGTTCCCTGACGTGGACGCTGTCCTGGAGCCAGACAAGGAAGAAGAGGATGCCAACCTTGATGGGTCGGATCTCTACACAAATCCGATCGGTTGCACGACTGTGGTGCTGAACGTTCCCGATGAGTTGTACCATCGGCTGGAGGCAGTGGCGGACATCCTGGGTGCCGAGATCGAAGACGTGCTGATCACGCTGGCTGAGAACCTTGTGTCCCAGACTCGTGCCTCCATTGCCAATGATCTGACCCCCATGGACTCTTCTAAGTTCTAAAAGTAAGTACTCTAGACACAACTTGACAGTGGCAAATTCCTGGGTATAGTTCATCCATAGGAGGTGGGCAATGCCCGGAAAAAAGTACACGCTCACGGAGCTAGCTGAAGCGGCTGGCATCACTGGGCGGACGATTCGCTACTACATTGCCCAGGGTGTTCTCCAGAATCCCGTGTCCCAGGGGTGCAATGCCCATTACACGGAGGAGCACCTGGAGCGTCTTCGCTTCATCAAGACGCATCAGGAGCGGGGAGCATCCCTGGCAGAGATCAAAGCCCATCTGGGCAATGAGAAGTTGAGGGTTCTGGGTTCCGTCGTCATTCAAATTCCGATTCGGCATGGCGTGGTGGTGTCTGTGGATGTTGACTACTTCAGTCGGCACCAGGCGTTGGTTGAGGCTGCCATGCGGATTCTGGCACAAACTCTGAACTCCGAGGAGCACAAGTCATGAACGCAGTCGAGTCTATGGGCAATGTTCTGTACAATGCAGCAACCCGCCAGCCCATCAAGATGGCGATGCAGCACCTGGATCTGGTCGGTAGGGCTTCCGCAGCTGGTGCGCTGCTCCAGGTCATCCACAAGTTCAAGGCAGAGGGCACGGCTCCCGTGGAGGCTCTGTACACTTGTCAGCTGCCACGCAATGGCGTCGTTCGCCGGTTCATCGTCAAGGGGGACGGGTTCGAAGTTGAGTCCAAGCTTTCCCCCCGGGCAGAAGCTCGCAAAGAGTACGAGGAGGGTGTCCAGCAGGGGCACCTTTCCGTGCTAAGTGAAGCCAGCCTCGACGGCTTGACCACCATCTCCATTGGGCAGATCCGCCCGGACGAGGAGGTCACGGTCACGGTCGAGATCGTCTGCGGAGTCGAGGTACGGGATCAGGGATTCCGGTTCCGGTTCCCTTTCACCCTGGCACCCAACTACCACTCGCAGGCTGTGGCTTCCTCGAATCGGGTCGAGCTGCCCACCTCCGTGTTCGGTGACCTGATTCTGCCTGAGTGGAAGAATGCCGCCAAAGGTGGGCTGCATCAGGTCTCCTTCAAGGTCATGGTTGACCCAGGTGGGGCGCTGGACTTCGTGTCCTCCCCTTCGCACCGGGTGCTGATCCGCCCCAATGCGGATGGTACCGCAGAGGTCTCCCTGGCAGGCGGGAACGATGTCCCCAACCGGGATCTTGTCATCGACGTGAATGCCAAGGAAGCCACCCCGGTGATCTATGCCGACACCAGCCTCGTGGCGGGCACCACCCCAGTGGCTACCCTGCCGAAGGATGCCCCGGCGTGGACGGTTTCCGTGCCCTCCAGCAAGGTGCCCAAGGCAGCTGCGGTTGCCCGCAAGGTGTTGTTTCTCCTGGATCGCTCCGGCTCGATGCAGGGAGATCGCATGGCTCAGGCACGGCTGGCAACCCAGGCTTGCCTGTCTGCCCTGGAGCCGACCGATGAGTTTGGGCTGATTTCCTTCAGCTACACCCCTGAGGTGTTTGCTCCAATACTGGCTCCTGCAACGGATGCCAATCGCAAGCAGGCAAAGCTGTTCCTCGATCGCATCAATGCCAGCGGGGGCACTGAGTTGCTCGCAGCCTTGACGGCAGCAACGGAGGTGCTGTCCAGCTCCGGTGATGGGGACATCTTCTTGATCACGGATGGTGAGGTCATGGAGACCGGCACCATCCTTGAGCAGATGGCGTCCACGGGGATCAAGGTTCATGTGCTCGGGATCGGGGATGCCTCTCAGGATCGGTTCATGGCGTCCATGTCCCGGCGGACGGGTGGCGTGCAGCGGATGGTAGGGGTCGGGGAGGACGTGGCGACCCAGGCACTGGATCTTTTCAATGCCGTGAAGCAGCCACTCCAGCAGAACGTCAAGGCAGTCGTTGAGCTGACTGACGGGAAACTTCAGGAGCATACGGTGAAGACCGTGTGGGATCGTACCGCTGTCCTCATCACGGACAACGGGCAGAATGGGCGCGTGTTGCCGAAGAATATCCTCCTCTACTGGGATGGTGGCAACACCAAGGTCGAGCTGCCTCTGCACCGGGAGGCTCCTGACGGGCTGATGGCACTCCTCTGGGCAGGGCGTCAGGTCGAGGATCTTGAGTCCGCTCTGGATCAGGCGGGAAAAGGGCCCAAGAAGGTCGCCATCGAGAAGATGCTCAAGGAAGTCTCGATGACCTACAGCCTCGCCAGCCGGGTGATGAGCCTGTCGGCGGTAGTGAAACGGATCGGGGACATCGCCAACGTGCCGGTCAACCAGCAGATCATTCCGGTGGGGATGCCCTCGGATATGCCGCAGACTCAGGTGGGTTCTACGGGGGCACTGTGGAGTCTGAACCAGGCGGGTGTGGTGAGTGCTGCAGCGTTCTACAGCCCCTGTATCAATGTCAGTACCCTGAGCCTTGGCGGCGGTTACTCCCCGCCTGGGGTGTACTGTATGCTCCAGGATTCCTCCACCACTTCCCTTACGGGTGACGTTGACTACTGCGACTCGGACAGCTTGGAGAGCTGTGAGGAGCCCACGAAGGGGATCATTCGGGGGGGTGGCGCCAGGCTCCGGCAGCAAGCGGTCAAGAGCAAGGGTGGTGGAATGACCAAGTGCTGTGAGTCCTTGGATGCCCCGCCCGCTCGGAGGAAGCTGGCACTCCGGGACAACCAGGATGCCTTCAACGCTGCGGCTGCAGCGACACCGAAGAAGGCGCAGAACTACAGCTGCTCGGACATCAAGGTGATCGGGAAGATCCAGTCGATGATCGAGGAGCTGGGCAAGCTGGAAGCTGACGGTGGAGCACCTGGGGATACGTCGGAGCATCGGTTCTACCTGACCCTGGTGCTGGCACTGGCAGCGCTGGCAGCTGACGTGGACGGGGGCACGAGCATCTACCGGGCGCACCTGAAGAAGATGGCGGCGTTCCTGGAGAAGCACGCCCCGGCGGATTTCAAGGATCTGCCGAAGATCACCAAGGCGCTGAAGGGTGGCACCACCAAGGTGAACGGCAACTGGTCTGCAACCTACCTGCCGATGTGCAAGCGTCCCGGGATGTACATCCCGGATGCCATCAACTTGATGTTGACGGAAGCTTCCATCTAAGACCTAGTCCTCCCTCCTTCTTTTTCTCCCTCACTAGCCTGGCTATACGACCCCGTCTTTAGAAGGCGTGGTCGCCATTTCCTATCGTGCGGGGAGCAGAAAGAATGCCGAACTTGGATAACAGACCGACCTCGGGCGTAGGTGGTACCTCGTACCTGTACGATTTCGGGACCACCCCAAACACTCGTACAGCGGTCAGTCAGAAAGTGCGGATTCTGACCCCGCACTATGGAGACACCCAGGCACTGCACCAGATGGGGGTCTTGAGCACCTTCAGTCCGCAGATGTCTCGTACGGTGGAGCCCGTCCGTGGTGTGGGCTTTGGGGATCAGGTGGCGGAGCTGGTTCCGTCCGTCACTGACCCGCCTACGGCTTCATTCGAGCGGGCACTGCTCTACCTGTGCAACCTGTGGCAGTCGACTGGTTACGCTGGTGGTGTGGACGGGCCCGTGCGCTCTCTGGCACATCACCGCTGGCCTTTCGACATCGAGCAGCAGTTGGTGTTCTCTACCCTGGCGGACAAGGATCTCGGGGCTCCCAATCAGGGGGTCAGCGGGCAGTCCGGTACATTCCAGGGTGGACTCAAGCAGATCAATTTCCCGGAAGTCACCTCCGGGGGTGCACGTCCCCCGTATGACACCAGTCTGCGAGGGCACAGTGCAATCATTACGATCTACGAGGCTTGTTGGTTTACCAGCTGGTCTGCCTCTTTTGCCAAGGATGCCGGGATGATTATGGAGACCGGGGACGTCACGATCAGCGACGTTCACGATTTCTCCAGTGTGTACGGTGAATTCCTGGCAACTGGTAACGATCCCACCATCGGTCAGCTGGGTTCCATCCGGTTTGCGGAGCAGGGCTTCGGTATCAACCCGGCAGGTTCCGGGGTGGGCGGTGGTTCACAGTTGTCCGTGTTCGCTCAGGCAACGACCTGATCTAGTTCGAAACCCTGGGAACAGCCCGGTGGCCTAAAGACAGACTTCTAAGACGGATGGGAACAGCAGCTTGTACTCTTTGCCTTCCCTATTTTGTGGTAGGGAATGGGTCAACGGGAAAACTTAGACAACTGTTAACAATCCATCTTGAGCTGTTCAAGGCTGCCCAGCTGTTTCCTTGACACTCCTCCCTGCCGGGCAGGGGATGGGTGCAACGAGGAAACATGCAGATCACACTTGAGGCTCTGGAAAATGCTGTTGCTCCTATTGAGGAGCTAGGTCAGGGCGAGTCCACTTTTTCAGTTGGTTCTACCAGCATCACTGTGCATGCCCTTCTGCCTGAGGAAGAGGCGGAAGTGCAGAACTACGCCTCCCAGTCTTTGGGGGAAGAGAGCAGCCCTCTAGACTACATCGAACGCTTCAAGAAGTCTGTCCTGGCATATGCCATTGTCGAGATCGGAGGTCAAGACCTGCGGGATGTGACCACACTTGAGACGGCTGAGAAACTGGACAACGGCAAATTCGTTAGGATTCCCAAGGTCGATGCCATGCGTCAGATCGTTGGGAAATGGACGGGTTCTGTTCGAACGGGGGTGTTCCGCAAGTACATCGACTTGGTGAGCCGCATTGAGGATCGTGCCCGCCAGGCCATCCTTTTTGATCCCACTGATCGTGACTCTGAGATCAACCGCCTGACCAAAGACATCGCAAAGCTGGAAGAGCGCAAGGCTGCTCTCATCGAGGAGCGGGACCATGCAGGAGTGGATCTGTCCACTCAGCTAGCGAAAACGGCTCGCACCATCGAGAAAATGGATCAACAGGTGAAGGCTCCTGACGGTACCGAGTCAGATGAGCCACCGGATCAGATCCTGCCTGTGAGCAAACGTACACAGGAAGCTCCTGTTTCTGGTCGGCGTCAGTCAATTGTTCCTCAGCAAGGAGCACCCCCTGTTACAGCACCCGCTCCGAGAGTCACCAGGGAGGCTACAGCGGAGGTGGCTCCTGCGCCGGCTCCGGAGCCGGCACCCACTCGGGTTAACCCTGAATTTGAGGACTCCTTTGTAGACCCAGGAGATCAGGAAAGCATGGCTGCTGCCATTGCGGCAGAAACACGCCGGGTTCTTGCTCGAAGGCAGCAGCAACAGCAGGCTGCTCCTGTGTCCGTGATCAATGCAGCTTTGGCGCGTCGCCCGCCGCACCTGGACGCTCAGGAAACGGAGGACGAGCTTGAGACTGCTTCTACAGCCAGAGGAGCTGTATACGCTGGAAAGACCGCTGATGGCGTTGACACCTTCAGAATGCCAACTGAGGATCTGGTGGAACGTCGAGGAGGAGCCAACCCTCAGCAGCGGGTACCTTTGAACAAGGGTCAAGACCCTAAGGTTTCCCGGAATCCTAGGTTCAAGCCAGCACCCAGGATGTGATCATGGATCCCATCCTGCTGCCCAGAACAACCCAAGATCAACGTGCCCCATTCTATGAGGACGTTGAGACTTTGATTCTGAATGGTTTTCTAAGCCATTCCGTAAGGATCAAAGGGATCTCTGTTTCTTTGAGGTCTTTGGGTCCCGGGGATGTGGTGTTGCTTAAGGCAAGGGCATCCTCGGGTCTTGATGATGACTGGAAAGTCTGGGCAATAGCATCCGCAATCTGGATGGTGGACGGCTACTGTTTGTTAGATGAGGTTCACGCAGCCCCCAGGCTGGCAAAAATGATCTGGCGGCTTCCCAAGTACGTCCGAGAAGTTTTGTTCAGCCTGGTGTCTGGGTTGTTTGTTCGACAGGGCTTGGCTTTGGAAGCCACCGAAGCCTACTGCTATGAGTCCATCTCACGGTTTAGGTGGAGAGCCGGTGGTGGGCAACTCCCCAACATGCACTCGGGCATTCCTGGTGTGGATAGGATGGGTACAAATTATGTCCAGCGAATGTGGACATTCTTCAACCGTGTCGAGGATGCCCAACTAGAAGAGGATGCTACTTGGGAAGGTTTCAAGCTCGTAACTTCCGCCATGGCACCCAAGGGCGTCAAGAAGATCGACACCCATGACAAAGAACGAAAAAAGACAGAGCTTGAGCACCGACAGAATGTAGCCGACCGGATGTTTTACACCCGGATGGGTGTCATCAAGCCCCAGGACGAAAAGACGACTGTTCGTCCCATGCTAGGGAACGGCTCCAAGTCCGCTGATGATCTTGTGGATGAGATGAAGCGGTGGGTGACCGGAGAGGATGACTGGCACGATCAGATTGTGAATGAATACAAGCGCAAGGTTTCGGAACGCTACGAACAGGAAAAGCAGGAGCGGCAGCGGCGTGCAGCGGCTTGGCGTGAGCAGCAGATCGAGCTTGAGGAATCTATGATGCCTCAACAGATGGTGGCTTACACCTCGGAACAGCTGCAAAGTCTGTTGAAACAGCGTCAGCCGGGTCCTGCTGGAGTGAAACACGTAGCCTCGGGAACCAACTCTGGTCGAGAATACCTCTATGAGAAGTACCTACACAGGAAGGCGGATGCAGGGGCGCTGAAGGTTGAGGATGGAGTCTTGGTGGCAAACCCAGGTCAGGATCTGACTGATCAGTTAGCCCAACGGATGGTGCCTTTCCAAACTGGAAGTGACGACTTCGAGAGGTAAGGAAGATGGCTTTCGGTAAAACAAGAACAGAACTTGAGATTAACCTGGAGCCACTTGGCATTACCATGACGGCAGAAGAACTTGCCCTGGAGATGCGCCGGTGGGTTGCGGGCGAGTACGACTACCATGACCTGATCATCGCTGAAGCCAAACGTCTGCTTCTGGAACGTTTCGAGCAAAGTCGTCAGACGTGGCAGGATCTAGCTGACCCTCCAAGGTATCCATACCAGCATCAGAATTTGTGCCTCATCTATGGCTTGCTTCAGTCTACGGTCAAAGTGGATCCCGGGGTCATGCAGGTAGTGAATGGTCAGGTGGTCGATAGCACTAATGCTACGAGGTAGAAACTGAGATGCTAGGCTCCTCCAGATCCGCAAGTATGCTTGAGATTGGCGTCGATGCCAAGGCACTGGAGCAACTTAACCGCACCTCCGCCGACTTTGAGAAAAAGTTGGTGGGGGCACTTCGAGAAGCCGCCCAGGTCAATATCAGTCCGCAGACCTTGTCACGTCTGAAGCGACAAGTTGAGCATCTCAACCAGTCGTACCTGGATGCCTCTGCCAAGGTTCTGGAACTTGATCGAAAGATGCGAGAAAAAACCATCACGGCTGAGCAAAGAGCTGTGCTGGAGATCACCAAGAAAGAGATCGAGGAAAAGCTGAAAGGACTGCAGGAGGAGTCTAAAGAACGCCTGCAGATGGCACAAAAGCTGAAGGCTGTTGAAGCCCAATTGGCACTGAAGAACTACAGTGAGGAGCACGCTCGGCAACTCAAGGATGCCAAAATGACAGCCCTGGCGGAGGCAACAGCGCACAAGCGTGCCTTCGACAAGGTGCTGGAGGATCAAAAGAAAAAGCAGACCAGGGTTGCTGAAGCCCAGAAAGAACTTGGTCTGGGGGGCAAAGGGAAACTGGGCAAGTTTGCTCGTGTTTCTGAGAAAGCCGGTGAAGGCATCGGTGATGTCATCAAGGATGTTCAGTCAAAGGATCTTGGGAGTTTTGCGGGCATCCTGAAAAAGATGGGCGCCGGGGCAAAGACCGCGGGGGCGGCCACAGCGGAAAGTGGTGGGATGCTGGGTGGGCTTGGTCAGATTTTGACCAAGCTTGGACCCGCCCTTACAGCCATTGGAGGCATTGCAGCAGGTTTTGCTGCTGTAGCCAAGGTCATTGTGGATGCAGATGCCCAGGCAAAAGAGTTCAACCGCACCTTGATGGAGAATGGTGTGGCAGCCGGGGACATGCAGACTGAGTTCAAAGGGGTCACCGAGAGCCTGGATACGGTCAGGGAGGCTTTTACATCTTTCAGTTTCAATCGCCTTTGGGGCACTACGGCTAAAGACCACCTGCAGATCCTGGCAGCTTACTCTCAGGCTGGCTTGACTTTCAAGGAGCTTACGGCAGGGGCTAAAGATTCAGCCGAAGAGATTGACAGGCTGCAAAAGGCTACAGCCTCAGCTTTGACTTACTCCAAGCTGCTGGGGATGACCACAACGGAAGTTGCAACATCCACTGCTGACTACATGGAAGAGCTTGGGCTCTCTCTGTCCGAGGTGCAGGAAAAGTTCAGTGCTATTGCGGTAGTGGCAAAAGAGTCTGGGTTCGCCACCAAGCGTTTCATGGGCATGTTGCTTCAGGCAACTTCTGGGATGTCCATGTACAACGTACGGTTGGATGAGACCGCAGGTTTGTTGACCCAGCTTGGCAAGATCCTTGGTCAAAAGATGAGTGGGGACTTTGTTCAGCAGCTGACCAAGGGCTTCAAGGATGAAGGCACCCAAGACCGGGTCAAGAAGACAATGACCACAGGTCTGGACTTTGCCCTGAAGATTTCACAGAAAGGCGCCATCAAGACAGCCTCAGATTTCCAGACCAAGCTGGCTTCCTTGGGTAAGGAATCACCCGCAGCGGCGGAGGGCATCCGAAGTGTTCTGGCATCAGCGGGAATTACCGGTGGTGAGGGTCCCGAGGAGTTTGCCAAGAAACTCGGGAAGATGTCCGGTGAGGAGCAAGCTAAGGTCACGTCGCAAGCTAGGGCAATGGGTGGAAAGGAAGGAGAATCCGTTGCTCGAATGCTTGGTAGTGCCATCGACAAGTCCCTAGCTTTCCGGGGAGGTCTGGGTGGCGCCCAGGCAGCACGTCAGTTTTCGGATCCTGCTGAAGTGCTGGTGTTGCAGCTCAATGAAATCCGCGGAGTGCTGCACAAAAGCCTAGATGAAATTGATCTCACAGATGAAAAGAGCCGGATGGCTTGGGAAAGCATCACTGGTAAGTCAGGTGAAGCTGCCATGCAGCTGTTCAAGGTGGGGCAAGAGTTTCGTGGTCGAGAATCGACCATCAAGCAATTCGTGGAGAAATTGAAGAAGTCTACAGATCCTGTGGAGATGGCTCAGCAATTCAACGAAAGTTTCGGCAAAGCCTGGAAGATCTCAATGAAGGAAACAGGTGAGATCTTTGATGAAACCGGAGCCAAGCTGGACACTACGGCTGAGTCTTTGATCCTAGCTACCGGTGCCGGGGAACTGAGTAAGGCAGCTGTTCCTGAGGACATCCGTTTGGCACAAGAGGTAGCTTCTAACACCACTGACATGACCAAGATCCTGGAGCAGGGTGTTGAGGCATTACTTGCCAGCATTGATGAAAGTGTGTCCTACATTGCGGATCTGCTGGGTCTGCGTTCTAAGGGGCTGAAAGGCAAAGAGGCAGAGGCGAAGGCTTCTGCTTTGAAGACTCTGCAGAGTGAACTCTCTACGGGTTCCAAGTCTATCTTCAAGCAGGAGAGGCTGCTTGCGGGCAAGCAAAAAGAGCTTGGATCCACGATGTCCAAGGAAGCTAGAGAAAAACTGGTCACCGAGATTGAACAGATCGAGAAGGGGCTGAAAGTCGGGCGTGCAGCGTTGAAGGTAAAGAGTGCCCAAATTTCTGGTTTGCGGAATGTAACCTCCACAGAAGGTTTGGCAAATCCTGAGGACGCCTCCGCTTACTTGACACTCTCAGCGAACAAAGCTCGTGGAACTACTCGGCAGCAACTTGAATCCGTGCTTAGCCCTGAAGCAAGGAAGATGGTTGAGACAGCAGCCAAAGTTGCCGGCGAGACTGCATTTGAGAAAACAATCGCAGCTGGGGGAGGTTTGGCCCGTGGCGCTGGAGGCAAGGGCTATGCTGCTCCCAAGGCAAAGGCAGCAGCTGAGGAGCAGATCTATCAGCTGGTGGCTGAATCCTTGGGCATGCCTACGGGTGGTACCGCTGAAGTCAAGCTAGGAAACTTGACGGGTACCACCGTCATGCCAGCGACATCAGGCAAGGAAGGCAAGCCTATCGATGCATTGCTCAAGGATCAAACAACCCAAGAGAAAAGGATCCAAGAGGTACTCCAGAAAAAAGAGTTCACTTTCTATGAGAAGCAGCCAGTAGAAATCGGGAACCAAGTAGCAGAGGCTCTAGCTCGTGAGAAGTTAGCCTCTTTGCTTGCCTCCAAGGGTGGTTTCGGCGGCGCTGAAGCTATGGGGATGGCAAAGACGATTCGTGGTGGGCAGATCCCATCAATGCTGAGTCCCGAAGTGCTGGATCTGCTGGAAGCCAATAAGGAACTCACGGGAGCTATGGGTGCCTCGGCTCTGCGGAGTGGAGCCCAGGATCTGGTCATGCAGATTGGTTCCGGTGGGGTGAAGTTCGCTCAACGGGTTGACCCGGGTGACGTGGGCGTGTTCTCCAAGCCCGGGGGTGCCTTGAGCAAGGCAGGGGGCGGCGGGAGCGGAACGACTAACGTTTATCACATGTACAATGACGGCCCCGGAGTGCTTCAGACCATCACCAAGGCTCAGCAAGCCGGGGTCTTGAAGTAAAATGCCACCAAGGAGTACTCGTAGCAATCTCATCCCGGTTTTCCGGTCAGCCTTCCGGTCACCTGATGATGCCTACGATACTAACCGTGGTGTGCGACCTGTGGTGTTCGACATCCTGGCACCAGATCTGGAGACAAGCATCCTGCCTGATGGGATGAAGCTGGTGCTGCATGTCAACCCTTCCTCCATGGCGATGAGCTACACCAAAGTGATTTCTCGCCTCCAAACCAAAGGGGGATTTGTTGAGCAACACTGGGGGGAAGGTGCCCGCACTATCGAATTCAACATGGCAACAGGTGGGTTTATGCGGCTCTACTCAGGGCTGTCCAACATAACTGGTGGCCCTGGAGCTTTCTCTACAGGAGGCAGCAGACGGGAGACTATTGCCTATGATAAGTACTTGGATATGCTGGCACTTTTCCACAACAACGCCGCCATCTATGACACAACGGGCAAGATTGTTTTCCAAGGAATTCTCAAGGTAACTTTCGATAACGGAATCTATTTCGGGTGGTTTGCTAGCTGCAATGTAAGTGAGGATGCCTCTAAACCGTACATGTTTGCGCTGACGGCATCCTTTACCGTAGACCATGAGATTCAGCTGTTTCGTGGGGGAGGTCTCTGATGGCTACGGTTCCCACTCCAGAACTCGCAAATCAGACTGCGCTGTACCACCAAGCCAAGCCTGACCGGGAAACCTTGATCCGGCAAGCGGTCAAGCGTCCGCCGCCACCTACTGCTTTTGGGGGGCTCAAAACCGGGCCCGATCTGAGCATTGAGTACGAGAGCAACCAGACTTTTCCGGTTGAGCAGTCCAATGCGATGCTCCGCAACTTGTCCCCCTTCATGCTTCAGGTGGAGCCTCCCCTGATCTATGGGGAAGCTGGTGGCTTCCTGAACCAGCAGACGGGACAGGTTCAAGTCAATCTCTATGGCGCTGCCGGGCAGCAGACGTCGGGTTACAACTCTGCTAGGCAAGCTCTCTACCGTTCCAATCTGACCTACCTCGGAATGGATGGGGGCATGGGGGATGTGTCAGAGTTTGTGCAGTCAGGGATTGGACGCACACGCCCCAAGCCAGGACAGTCAGCCTCAGATACTCGTTTGGGCACACCAGCAATTGCTGACATCAATACTGCCATTGATATTGCCCGGCAGCTGTCGGCAGTGATCAACACACCTCCTTTGGTGTTGCTGGTGAATCCCACCACACTGCAACTCAGCTACACCAAGGTGCAGCAGTACTCTGACCGCACCCGGTACGGGTTCAAGTTCCATCAGTGGGGTGAGGAGCAGGTCAAACTCTCGATCACGGCTAAGTGCGGTGCTTATGTGTCCGGGGAGCGAGGGGTACAGTTTGCATCCCGGCAGGACTCAGCCTCCTGGCAGAATCTCATGGCTGCCTTTCATTTGTACCGGAACAACGGCTACATTTATGACACCATTGGAAAATCGAATGCCCACCATGTGGTGGGTGCCCTGTCCATCAACTATGATGGCTGGACATATTTCGGGCACATGGAATCCTTCAGCTGGACAGAGGAGGAGAACCTCCAGAATGGTGGGCTTGAGTTCTCAATGGAGTTCACGGCATCCCAGATCCTGGACAACTCACAGTCCTCTTTTGCCGTAACCCCAATGCGTTCGCCTGTGCCGAGTGCAAGTGACCCACGCTACAGTGGGCAGCAGTTGCCAAGTAATCAGTCGGGCACTTTTTCGCTTGGGCTGGACTCTGATGGCTCCCCTAGGCTGTCAACTCAAGGACGTGCTGTTAGCGGTACGGATGTCTATCAGTTGATGACTCCAGGAGCTTTGGTGTTCAACCCATCAACATTGACCGCTGACCAGCAAGCAGGTTTGGTGCGTGGGCTACCCTCCCAGCCGGTAGGGAATAAGGGTTTCACACCGGTAACGGTCAGTACGCCAGGGCAACGTGAAGTGAACCTGGCAGTCCCGAACCGGGTGACTCCGTTCCGGGGAGGTAACCGATGAGCATCGAGAACCGCCCCTACATTGGCACTTGGCGACTGGGACGCCAGAAACTCGTCCAGTATGCTCCTGACGCTTTGGTCTACTTGAATGGGGACACTGCGCTCCCTGGCTGTGCCAAGTGCAACAGCAAGATCGACCTCCAGCAGTACATCACAGAGGTGTCCGTAGACGCTGGTACTGATGCCGGTGGTGCCTCGGCGAGTTTTACGCTGTCCGTCCCCGTACATGACCTCAACTCATTCACCAGGGATGCTCAGTTCCTGCTGCACCCAGGTTTGGAAACCCACGTCTATTTGCGGGGGTACTTCCCCATCAAAGGGTTGTATTCAAACACTGACCAGCCTGTAGGCAATCAGGCAGTAGAGCTGCAAGGTACAACATCCCAAGTCGAAGTTGAGACCAGATCTTTAGGTGCTGTCTCCCCGGATGCAACGAGCCTGACAGAAGATCAGGTGCAAGAGTGGGGACAGCGTCTAGGGGTGTCCGAGGATATTGTAGCAGCGGCGATTGTTTTGAATTCTGAATCAGGAAGTGCAGCAGAACGGCAATACATTGTCCACACGCTGTACAATCGGTTAGCCTCAGGGAGATATGGTGGTTCCTTGTGGAAAGTGGCTGTGGGGCCAACAGCTACTTCTACGGGACAGCAGGGGCAAGAGGGACGTCCCTACAGCACCAAACGAATTCCGTCTGAAGACAAAATGTTGTCAACGGTCAAGGAAATCCAGAAAGTCCTGGAGGATCGTTCTCAAACCGGGGACAGTTCAGGACGCATTGTTAACTTCATGCACGTTGCAACGCAGAACGTGTCCCATAAAAAGAACCCCAAGCTCTCCAAGGATCCAGAGGTCGTTCAGGCTGAGTGGACTGCAGCTGGACCCGGAGGATTGGATGAGGTCACTTTCCCTGGTTTGGATCGAAATTGGATTCGTTTCTATGGGGTGCGCTACTCCCTAAGTGCAGAGAAGATTCGGAGTCAAGCTGAGACAGCTTTACAAGCTGCAGATCCTATTGTTGCAACCTGGAATCAGGCTGCTGTGGCAGTTGACACTAAACAGGTGGTGCAGGCTCCAGAAGGACACCTACGCCTATCCGATTATGGTGCTAGTGGGTACAACATCGAAGACGTTCTTGCCTACCCCTACTACCATGTGTTTCATGGCGTGGTGACCCAGGTAGGGCATTCCTACAGTGCCGGAGTGCAGACGATCACCGTCCAGTGTGCCTCGATGTTGCACTTTTGGCAGTACCACCAGATGTCGACCAATGCCTCGCTATTCGGGGCTCGACCCTCCAACTCCAAGTTGAAGATGTCGATGGTGGGGCATAACTTCACGGGCTGGCATCCTTATCAGATCATCTACTATCTGCACAATGATACGGCGGGGTCGGCTGGTGGGGTGGCATGGGCTCTGTCTCAGAAAGGTAACCAGGACGCTCGGTCACCTTTGACTGATGAGAGCATGTTTTCCCTCAACATCCGGTACTGGCAGCAGCGTTTCAATAAGCGTGAGATCAAACTTCGACTGCACGGAGCAACGGGGCAGATCTTCAACTCTGCTCAGGCTGCTTATCTGGGGCGCACTAGTTCGGATGAGCTAACACGTTTGATCCGTGGGAATCTTGGTAAGATCAAGCCATCAGGTAAAGAGGGGCAAATCCTTAATCAATCTACTGCTACTGCTATGCTGATGAATCCCGGTTCTCTCCGGAGTCTGAACTGGACAGACAAATCCGCTCCTGTGGAGGGAGCGGGCTTTGATCTCAACATGATTGAGATGCAGGCGTTTGTGTCGAATATCGGGCAGTGGGGACAGATTCAGCTCTTCGAAAGCACCTATGAATCCAAGCTCGACATTGCCCAGAAAGTCTGTGAAGTCACCGGGTTCGAGTTCTATCAGGACGTTGACGGGGACTTCGTTTTCAAGCCCCCCATGTATAACCTGGACACATCCTCCAGCCGAGTTTATCGGATTGAGGACATCGACATCATCAACATCTCTTTCGATGAGAAAGAGCCCCAGGTCACCTACATGACCTGTAAGGGCACTCCATTCCAGAACCTTGGCGGACATGGGGTTGAGAACGAGTGGGGTGTGCAGGGTCAGTACATTGACTACCGTTTGGTAGCTCAGTATGGGTGGCGCCCAGGCAACTACGAGACAGCGTATTTCACGGATCCTCGGCAGATGTTTTTTGCCGCCGTGAATCGTCTCGACGTCATGAATGCACCCTCGAAGTCAGCCTCAGTGACCATTCCTGAGCGTCCTGAAATTCGTCCCGGCTATCCTGTGTACATTCCCTACCTCGACTGCTACTACTACTGTAATAGCTTTGCACACTCTCACAGTGTGGGCGGCGAGTGCACGACCAGTCTCCAGCTAGTCGGAAAGAGGGCAAAGTTCTTTGCCCCCGGTGATCCTAATGCGGTGGGCATCGATGCTGTCAACCTACAGTACACTTCT